ACCTACTACCTCCGATTCTTTTTTACCTTGCGCTTCTTCGCCTTAGGCTTATTGATTTGTTGCTTCTGTTGCGCCCTGCTTATTGGCATTAACTTTTGCCAAACTTTTGCTTTTGGGACTTTGGTGGGCTTTTCTTGCTGCCACCCTTGCCAGACCAAAACATCTTGTTCGCCCAGTATGCGGCTGATGTCTTGCCCTTCTTGATGTTCTTTGCGTGACGAGCCTTGAAGCTTTTACGCGCTTCTGCTGAGTAATTGTGACCCATCTTCTGGTCACCAAAGCGGATTATCTTTACCTTGCCTGCATCGCGCACAGCAACGACGCCCTTCTTGGTAGGGTGACTAGGAGTTCTTTTAGGCTTGTTCAACCCCTGAAGACCGGCTTTCTTGAGCCTGTTCTTCTCCGCATCCGTCAAGCTCATTTGCGATGCCTCGCTGTTTTCTTGGCAATCTTCTTAGGCTGGCTTGAGTGCTGCTTACCTTTCTTTGTGTCGGCTCGTTTTTTTCTGCTTGTAGCTGCGTACTCCGCATCTGATAGAGCCGCTCTAGCCTTCTTCGGGAGATACCTTTCACCTGTCGCTTTCTTTCCTTGTGTCGATGGTTTGCCTGACTTGGTTCCCCACTCTTGCTTCGTCCACTTCTTCAGCGATTTTTGCGACTTCTTGAGAGGCATTAGTTCTTATATCCTCCGCCAGCTTCTTTGTAACGCTTCGCTAACATCTGAGCTTTACGCGCCGACCATTGTCCCGGTTTTCCGCCCTTGCCGCTTGCCTTGATAGAGTTAAACAGCCTCTTGCGTAAGGCTGGCTTCGTATAGTTGCCAGCCTCATTTACACGAGACTTCTTCTTTTCAGCCACTAGAAGTGCTTCCTTACCTGCATAACGATAACGTACACATTACCCGAACTAGCACTAACAGTAGAGAACTGGATGTCTCCAGTAACGCCACTGCCAGCGTTGTTAGGGATGCCTGTGAAGTCAGTAAAATCAAACGTCCTAGCGTCATCTGCCTTTAACTGCCAAGCCAAGACATCACTAGAAGCGTCGAATAAGATCTTTACGCCCATCCCTACGGTGGTGTATTGGATCTTTTCAATCGATACCTTGGTGCAAGCCGCGCCCGTAACAGGGTCAGCGGCCAATGCAGAAACATCGATCTTTGTTACTGCCGATTCACCACTGCCATCACTGACATTTGTGAACCGGAATATCGCAGTACTACCATTGTCTTGAATGGTTTGTGTTGCTACTGCATCAGCCATGACTACCTCCTATTAGGAATCAGCAAACGCTGGAGCATCGGCTCCTTCAGCATAGCCCCAAATGTACCAACTCGTTGAGTCTTTGGCGATGATGTTAATCTCGAAGATGCCAAAGTCAGTAAGAGTCAGCTTGCGATTGGAGTTCCCATCTGAGTAAACAGATGTGTTATCTGCATCTGAATCCAAATGAACAACGCCGCCTTGCAAGAAGTTGTCCGTTGATCCGGTGTCGATGATCAGATTCTCTGTCTCTTCAGCCGCGCCACCATAGATAAACTTAAAGCTGATACCCGCCGCAGGCGATGGCAACGTTAAAGTTCTATCGGCAGTAACCGCAGGAACAACAATCACTCGGCTTCCGTGATCCGCAGCAGAGATGTTGTGGTCAGCGTCAGTCAGAAGCACTGGGGCTGCTTGCAGTCCAGAGCTATCTAGAGTGAAGGAGGTGCTTATTTCTCCAGAAGTTGCATCTTTTGCAACAACCTTAAATCCATTTTCGGAGCGGACGGCTCCATTGAAAGTCGTAGTACCCATTGTGGTCTCCTGTCTGGGTTAGTCCTTGTGTTCCACGTGGAACATTCGGTCAGGAAAAAGGGCGGCCCCCGAAGGGGCCACCAAACTCTTCCTAGCTATTAGCTAGATCCGGGTGATCCATAGATACCCAGAGGATCAGAAACGCCGAAGCTGTAACGTTCACGCGCCTTGTAGCGCACGTTGCCAGTATCGAAGTCACCATCCATTGAAGTTTCAAGCGCAGTACGCTCGAAGTGCTTCATGCCATTTGGCACATCGGTGATCAAGAAGAAAGCGTTGCTGTCAGTCAGGTAATGATTGACTGCGTAGCCTTCTGGGATCGCACCCATGTTGCGGATGGCATTGATGTCGTTGTCGCTGGTCGCAACACGCTGAGTCGTTTCAAGCAGACGATCTGCTGTAAACATCAAAGCGGGTGGTACGATCAAACGGCGAGGACGCGCTGCAATAAGAAGACCACGCTCATCGGTGAACGCAGCAATCTCAATGATCGCATTTTCCAGTGACGTTTCGTTCAGGTCAGCACCTGTGGATGGACGGTTGGAGTTAGTCCCACCGCTTACCAAAGGATGTGAAGCATTGAACAGAGTTACACCGTCTCCAGATTGGAAACTGGTGAAGCCATTGTTCAACAAGTTTGCCGCCTTCACTTGCTTGGTGTACGCCATAGCGCGAGAAAGCGCCTTGGTGTAACGAGCAGAAAGTGAATCGTACAAATTGTCTTCCATCGCTTCCTCGGTGATCGCAAAGCCCATCGAAATGGTCTCGTGATTGTACCGAGCGGTGTAAGACTCTTGAGCGGAGTCGTAGCTGGTAGCCGCGCCTTCTGCTTTCACAGGGGCAGCAGCGAAGCCAGACAACTTCACTTCTTCCTCGAAAGAACGATCAGAGCTTTCAGTCTCATAAATGAGAGTGTGCTCGTCTTCGTACTTCTCATACTCCAAACCAAAAAGAGCATTAAGCCCCGGCAGGAGTTCTTTAAGCATTTGCGCTCTTGAGATAGCCATTGCCTAAACCTCCTATACGCCAGTGGTGTTAACGTACTGATGACCAACGTTAAATTTAACGATTACATCAGTGAAGCTATCACCAGCCGAACTAGTTGGCCCATCTACAAAATCAATGATTCGTAGTGGGAGTGTGTTTGTTGTTGCAGCAGTGCTTGCGTCAACAGCGTTCTTGCTTCGACCAATAGAGGTAGAACCAGCGGTTTGAACAATCGCTGTGTTGTTACCTAAAGTGGTCTGTGCGAGAGACGCATCGCCTTGCATACGCATCAACACGTTGGGGTCATCAACCACATAAGCCACAATGTCACTTGCAGAAGTAGACGCTGGGTACTGTTGGTTGAAAGTCTTTTGGTTGGTGCTAGGGTCAGTGTAAGCACAGCCTACAAAAACACCTACAGGAGTGGCGCTTGTAGTGCCAGTATCCTTTTCAACAACACCATCAGACACCAGTTTTACGAAATCTCCGTAAAAAATGGCGGTGCCGTAACCACTTGCAATCTTGATATGACGAATCTTCCCGGTAAACGAGCCACTCGCACTCAAGGTATCAACTGGTTCCGCACCTGTTGGGGCAGCAGAAGTAGCCATAATTGGCCTCCTAGTTAATAATAACTAACCCCTGCTAAGGGTTAGCCTTTTCCAAAGGTAGTCCTAGTGCTCCGCTCTGGATTGAGCATCGGCATTCTAGGATCGTTTTCTCTGAGATAGTTATTGTCAACCGAAGCCATCTGATTCTCAGCAGCTTGCTGGAAGTGTCGTGTTCTAGCCTCCATTGTTTCCGCAGGAGCCTTACACAACAACAAACCACCGACCTCAATGTTTCCTTGAAAGCGTGAGCCTACATCAGACTCAAGCATCAGTTCTGGGTGGTCTTGTGCCCTTACAGGCTCCCATCCTTCTCTGAACATCTTAGAAACGTGAGTGTTATCAGACTGACCTAACAGTGAAGTCTTAACCCACCGAAACACATAGCCGTCTTGCGGCTTTGGGTCTGGCAAGATGGAAGCTGGCTTCCATGAATCACTTGGTCGTTCAATACTTTCACGAGATTTACTTTCTCTTGGGGTGCGCTCTTCAGACATTACGAGGTCTCCTTAGCGAGTTGCCTCGCGTACTGTTCCGGGGTTAAACCCAATCTCTTAGCGAGGGAGAGTTGGGTAGCCGTTAGCCGTACTTTGCGCGGTTTAGCACCGTTACTCCTTGCGGAGGGTGCCACCACCGACGAGGGCTGACCGGCAGTCACGGATGCGTCACGGCTATATGATTCGCCTTTATCCTGCCAGTCGTATTCTGGAAACGCGCTTCGTAGGCGCGTATCTATCTGTCTGAAATACTCAGCACTATTGGGCTGAATACCTCTTTTAATCAAAGCTGCATGTGTTCCATAGGCAAGGCTAGTCATTTCTTCATAGCCGTCCTGCATGAACCACGAGTTACGACTCGCCCAATCTTCAGCTTCAGGGCTTACCTGAGGCTCTGGCTGGGCTTGTTGTGCTACGTTTTGTGCAGCTTGTTGTGCAATTTGTTGCTGGCTCCAAGCCTCTGCTTGTTGCTCTCGCTGCGCCTGATTAGAAGCTAGGTTGTTCTCATACCTTTCAGCCTCGCCAAACTCAGCTTGTGCGCGATTCAAGCTTTCTTGAGCAGAAATAAGACGATCTGTATCGCCTTCTTCATAAGCCTGCTTGTAAGAATTACGAGCATCTTGTAACGCAAGCTCTGCCTTCGCCTTGATCTGAGCAACCAAAGCGGCTTCGCCTCGGTTGATCAAAGCTTCGTTTTCTTGATTACGCTTGTTTAGTTGCTCCGCGACCCGTACCGCTTCTTCTCGCATACGCTCTGCCGCTTCGCGCTTCCTGCGCTCTTCGTGCTGCTCGTATCGAAGCTTGTTGATTCGCTTCTGTACCTTTTCACTGTATCCAGCAAGCTCTTCATCATCATCGTCAACATCGACAGAAGTATCAGCAGCCTCTGCCTTTGGCGGTCTACGATCTTCTTCAGGTCGTTCATCGATGACCTCTAGCTCAAACTCGCTCTGCTCTTCGATAGACTCGCTTGATTTTTTACCAATCTGCGTCTTTACGCCGAAGAACTTTTCTTCAGAACTCATGGGCTGTTCTGGTTGTACGTCCATTTCTGCTTCGCTCATACCTTAATAATCCCCCTTGGATCTTCTACGACAGCCTCTACAGAGTCATCGTTGATCAATCGGAACTCTTTCCCGTGAACCTTGAATCTGGTTCCAGAGTAAGAGCGCATGATTATCCAGTCGCCCTCTTGACAGTAAGGGCCGTTGGGGAACCGACTAGGGTCATTGTAAGCATCTGCTCCCATCTTGAGAACCATGCCGACAATCGACCCTACCTCTTCATCGTGCAGAGTGGTTGCAGCCTTCAGGATGCCACCCTCAGTTTTTTCGTCGGGATTGGGTAAAGCAATTAACAGTTTGTAGCCTTGCGGCTCAGGCAACTGATTAGCCTTGCGGGATTCATCTGTCCCGATATCTTCTAATGCTTCAGACATTAGTTTTCCTTTCGCACTGGAAATTAGCGTCCAGAGTCGCTTGCGTCACATAACGTAACGTTATTCAGACTCGTACTTTTCAGCCAAGTCTAGAATCTCTCTCTCAGCGATAGCTAAACCTTCAATGATTCCACATAACTTAGTGTACTCACTGTAGTCTTTACACGCGCCACCGCTAATGAAGTCTGCATATTCGTTCATTTTCTCGCGCAGATTGCCCTTCATGTACTGAAATACGTTCTGAGAACTACTTGTCATCAGCCGCATCCTGCACAAAATCAAGACCAAGCTTGAATCCTTCCATCTGCTGCTGGCTTTCATCTTGAGCCAGTTTGACGGCGATTCGCTTGTCTTCGATATCTTTCTGTTGCTCTAGCCGCATACGATCAAGCTCTGCCTTAACAGCAGCCTTTTGCTGATCAAGCTCAAGCCTACCCATATCAGCCTGCATTCTACGCTGGGCTTCCATCTCCTTGATCTGCAACTCTTTCTGCTGCATCTGAATGATAGGATCTTCTGCCTGTTGCTGCTGTTCCGCAGCTTGCGCCTCTTGCTGGTTCTTACCTTTGAGTTGATCGGCTGCCAGTCCTGCGAGCCTAGATATGCGGTACTCAATGTCCTCAGGCAGCGGCTCTTCTGGCCCCGGCAACTCGAAACCAAGCTCTTTTTCTACCTGTAGCCTGTACTGGAACGCCAAATGCTCCTGTATGTGGGCCGCCATCTCTGCTGCTGCCGATTCTGCGTTGGGGCTTTGCCCCATAAGCTCCATGACCTTTGGATCTTCCAGCATAGCCTTGTGCGCCATGATGTGAGACTCGTGATCTTGGTAAACAAACGCCTTAACCGGCTTACCATTGATGATATTCATGTTCTCAGTGATCGGATCGACTGGAGTCATGTCATCATCTGTGGGAACAAGCTTCTCTGCGTCCCGAATGTTCAGGATTTCTAGCATTTGCCGGTGCAATTGAGGCATGTCGTACATCTGAGGCGCTTGTTGCGCTAGTTGTAGTGCAGCTTGGTACTGCATGATGCGTTGAGCCATCGTTCCTGCGTTAGGATCGCTGACTGGGATGATGTCTACCCTGTCATCGAAGTCCGAAGCCACCAATGGCTCCTTGTTTTCGTCGTATGGGTACGTTTCAGGCCCAAAATCACGCACCACATTTGATAAAAGCCGCAATTCCGACCTCATAGAGGCGTGTAATCGCGCTTGAACGGCGCTCATGACCTTCATTGACCGCTCAAGTATGGCTAAGGTGGTGCCAACCGGCGCTTCAGCGTTCATATCGGACGCTTTTACGTCAGCAGCGGACGCAAAACGTCGCCCTTCCTCTACAATGTCGCCCATAAGCTGGTACAAAACCGTGCTTGGCTCTTTGTAGGGCAAGAAACTGATGTTTTCGCCTATGCTTCCGCCGGGAACGTCCACATCGCGGAACTCTCCGGGCATAATCGGGGTGTCATCACCCTTGATTCGCAGTCCACGGGCCTTCAAACCACCCGGAAGGTTCGCCAAAGTGCCTGCATCGACTAGTTGCCGCAGTAAAGAGGTGGCAGATTTAGCCAATCCACCAATCATGTGGAGCAAACCGAAGCCATAGAAGCCCAATCCGGGCATATACTGATAGTGAACGAAGTGCTGACGAGCCATTTTCTGCTCGTCTGACTCGTACCAGTTACGTCGGATGGACAAAATGGTGCGAGAAGACAAATCAATCGTCACCACATACGGCAACATGATGCCTGTCTGCTCACCCTTCACGGTATCTTCAAAGCCGGGAAGGTCTAAATGGACATTCATCTCCAACAAGACGTGACGATAGTCGAGATCATAGTTGGCTGAGTCGCCAGTAAGCTCGTTGTACTTCTTTTCTATGTCATCGTAGTCAGGAGAAGGTGCCGGTAAATCCACATCCGAGTAGAATCCGGCGACCTGAAGCTTGCGTACCTCGTTTGCGCTACGACGCATAACGTGTGTAGCCCTCTCACAAGTCTGCAAGTCCGAAGCTCCGTAGCTAACAACGAAGTCTTCTGCTGGTACAAACATGCTGCAAGGTCTGCTCATGTTTGGATCGTAGTAAATCTTGCGGAACGCAGAGCCTGCAAGCGGCAAAGAGAACAAAAGCCTCTCTGTCTCAGTGCGGTACTCGCTCATTCTTTCAGTCAGCAAGTAATTCAGGTAGTCCTGCACCCTTTGAGCCTGATCCTGCTTCTCATCAGTGACCACACCAACAACAGAAGTCTTGGCTGGGCCAGCAGCAGGGAACAACTCTTGGATAGACTGCGACTGAAAGCGGATAACTGCTTCCGTCAAAAGCGGATGGAACACGCCACAAGCGCCATCCCAAGGGGTGGTGCGGTCTTCATGCTTGAGTCCTAAC